ATAACGGATGACCGCATCCACGTTTTCTTAATAAATCGACAGGATGCTTCCACATTTCGTGACCGCAATCTTTGAAACGAACAAGAACGTCATCAGCTTGACAAGTATAAGGCGTAAGAAGTTCAACTTTATCGCCCCAGATACTAAAAACTTCTGATTGAAACTGTTCGGGAGATTTTTTTCTCGACATGATATTCACCTTCCTTTCTAAAGATATTATAACACATTTAACCAATGTAGTCAAGATAAGGAATAGTTGAAGTAAGGTTCAACGACTATCCCGTAAGGGAGTACACCACAAGCGATTGGTGGTGGAAATGGAGAGTACCCCACAGGGGTAAAGATATAGTCTGAACGTCTATGGTGACATAGAGCAGTCCTAAAAGGACGGGCATAGAGTAGCGACCTATGTTGAACACAAATTGATATTGGTGACGCAGCAGTTCTTTCAGAGGGTGTATCACTCACTCCCTCTGTACTGTCAACAGGAATGGCTAACGTAACCATCGAGAAGATCGCAAAGGGCGTTGAGCTTACTGACGAAGCTATCCTGTCAGGTTACGGTGACCCTTACGGTGAAGCAGCAGACCAGATCGCTCATGCTATCGCTAATGCGGTTGATAACAAGATTCTTTCTATCCTTCACGCTATCACAGGCACAATGGCATACAGCACCGTAAACAACACCACACTTCCTACTGATACCGACATCATTTCAGCACTTGAATTGTTCGGTGAGGATATTGAGGACGGACAGAGCGTTGCTCTTGTATCACCCGCTGTTTATACCGCAATGCGCGGCAACGTAAACTCATGGGTTCCCGCATCAGAGATTGCGGCAGAGATCAAGGTTAAAGGCGTTGTAGGCGAGTATCAGGGTTGTCAGGTTATGGTTTCCAACAAGTTAAAGAGTGGCGCAGCGGGAGCGGGAGATATTCTTATCGTTAAGCCGGGCGCACTCCGTATCTTCTTGAAGAGAGATACCCTTGTTGAAGCTGATCGTGACATCCTTAACTTCACCAACGTAATTACGGCAAGCAAGCACTATGCAGCTTATCTGTATGATGCTACAAAGGCTATCCGTATTTACAAGCCCGCTTAATATATGGGTATGCTGTTGAGGCGGCATTACGCTGACGCAGAGGTTGAGAAGCCTGTTGAACAGCCCGAAGCGGAAAGCGTAAAGGAAATGCCGACAGAGGAAATCGAACAGGCGGCTGTAACGGAAGAGAAAGAAGAAAAGCGCAGAGGCGGCAGACCCGCAAAGCGCAAGTAACATAAACACACGGCATTGAGAGGTAAGCGGTTATGACAACAGCAGAGAAATTAACGCTTGTAAAGACCATACTTGGCATATCGGCAAGTGATACATCTTTGGATGATGAACTGACCGCTTATCTCAATATGGCGGGTGAAGAGATACTGAATTGGATGTACATTAACCATCCGAGTCAACGCCCGGAAGGTACAAGTGCGACAGTACCCGCCCGCTACACAATGGTTCAAGTCCATGCTGTAGTAAACGGGTTCTCGCACAAGGGAGCAGAGGGTGAGACCATTCATAACGAGAATGGCATTAACCGCACGTTTAAATACGATGATATGATTGCCTACATTCATGGTAACGTCTTCCAGATCATTTAAGGGGGTGTATATATGCGTTCTTTGAACAGGAACAAGCAGAGAATATACTACTCGCTTTATTCAAGCAAGACACCGATACTTGACGAATACGGCAATCAGACGGGCGAGTATGAGACTACTTATGCCACGCCCGTAGCACTCGATATAAACGTATCTGCCGCCCGTGGAACTTCGGACGTAGAACAATTCGGTATCAATCTGAACTATACAAAAAGCATGGTTACGAACGATCTTACTTGCCCGATTGACGAAACATCAAGGTTGTGGGTCAACAAATATCCTTTTGTTCTGGATGACAACAACAATGTGGCATCAATCACTCCCCATAACTACGTTGTAGTGTCTGTGGCAAAGAGTATCAATTCAATAACCTATGCGATAAAGGAAGTGTCGGTAACATGATTATAAACATCACGTTAGACGAGAAATCGTTAGAAGACGCTATCCGCAAGGTTGAAGATTACAGCAAGGATTTAAAGACAAAGACAAGTCAGCTCGTAGACGATGTGGCAACACAGGTGGAAGAGTATGCGGCACTTGAGTTATCACATCATATCGAGACGGGGGAGACAATCGCTTCACTTCAAAAGGAGATAAACAAGGGCGGGTTTACCGCTCATATCCTTGTCGGTGGTGCGGCGGTATGGCTTGAATTTGGTACGGGCGTTGTGGCTAACCCTGTTGGTGTGGGCGGTTATGTTCATCCAAAGGGCGCAGAACTTGGCATGAGTGGTATCGGTACGTTCGGTAACCATAACGGGTCTAACCCCGATGGTTGGTGGTATTACGATGAAAACGGAAGACGAAGACACACATTCGGTATTCCCGCCACCATGTTCATGTGGAACAGCGCACAAGCCGCAAGGCGGGATATACCATACTTGGCAAGGAGGATTTGGTCATGATCGACCTTGAAAACGAAGTATTCAATACCGTGGCTAATGCTCTTCGTGCTTCGTACAGCGGTATATCGGTCTACGGTGAGACGGTGGAAACACCTTCTTCGTTCCCGTCCGTATCTCTTGTCGAGGATGATAACTCCGAGATAGAGTTCAACAGAACCCTTGCAAGAAAGCCTGAAACGGCTTGTAACCTCATGTACACAGCTAATGTGTACAGCAACCTAAAGACGGGCAAGAAAGCGCAAGCAAAGGCTATTATGGACGTTATAGACCAACGTATGCACGATATGGGGTTTATCCGTACAATGCGTTCCCAAATACCTAATCTTGACCGAACAATCTACCGTATTACAGCACGGTACACGCAAGTCTATCAAACATTTTAACAGGAGGATATAAAGCTATGGCTAATGAGATCATTACCGTTGGCGCAAGAGTCAAGTACGCGTTCGAAGATTCGTTACATCCGGGTGATAGACCGACTTCGGGCTATGTAACCCTTGCAGACGTTACCGAAGCTCCCGAAATCGCCCTGTCTCTTGAAACCATTGATGTATCAAACATCATGGACAAGATTACTCGCTACGTTCCGGGCAGACAAGACCCCGGTGGAGAGAAGACCTTCACTCTGAATCATACCGATGCGGCTATCGCAGCTTGGAATACCCTTGTGGCACAGGCTGAAACCAAAAAGGACAGCGGGCTTCGTTGTTGGTTTGAGTATGTTTACCCGAACGCTACCAATTCCTTCTACTTCTGCGGTACACCGAAACAGATCGGTAACAGCGGTATCAGCGGCAACTCCGCGTCTACTCTTTCCGCAAGCGTAGTATTTGAGGAGCTTGGTGGATGGGCAGCTCACTCAACACAGATCAGCACCACCGATACTACAAAGAGCGTAGTTAAGAACGCCACCGCTACCACAAGCATTTCAAACGCTGTTGGAACTGTAAAGGTTGAGTCAAGCAATCCCGCAGTTGCCACGGGTTCGGTTACTACCACAACTCTTACCATCAGCGGTGTAGCGGCGGGTACAGCAGTTCTTACCCTGACCGATGACAACGGCGATTCTTGCAAGGTTGTAGTAACCTGTACAGCGGGCGCATAAGAATAACACGATAGAAACGTAGGACAGAGGTTCGCCACCTTTTCTGTGACCATGTGCGCAGATTACTACGTTTTTATAAATATCATTAACCTACATGGAGGATAAAACTATGGCAGAAAAAACAGCAGTAAAGAAGACGGACGATAAGCAGATAAAGCCTATCATTCTTAAAGACGAAAGCAACGGTGATGTGTTTGTTTTGGAGTTTGATCGTGCAAGCGTTAAGTTCGCTGAATCCAGAGGATTCAATATCAATGCGTTTGATAGCGGACTTAATATGTCAGCGATAGAGGAGCTTTTCTTCTATGCGTTCCGCAAGCATCATCCGAACCAGAGCAAAGCCGATACAGATAAAATTCTGTATGACAAGTTGAAGGGAATCCCGGAGGGTATGCTTGAAAGACTTGTAGAGCTTTTCCTTCTTCCGTTCAACACCCTCATGCAGACAGAGGACAATTCAAAAAACTCGACAATGGCGGTGGAGTTTTAAGCGAAGGAACACCACAAGAAGAAACTTTATCGTCATTTACAGAAGCGTTCTATAAAATCCTTCCGTATTATCTCGCTATCGGTATGCCTTACGAACTGTTTTGGAATGGCGAACCAATACTCGCAAAGGTGTACCGAGAAGCGCATGAGATCATAAATCAGCAAAAGAATCAAGAAATGTGGGTACAGGGCATATATAACTTCCGTGGCTTTAGAGCGGTTGCGGAGAGTTTGGCATATGGTTTGAGCGGTGGTAAAGGTTCAAAACCGAGTCAATACCCCGATGCGCCTATACCATTTACCGAAGCCGAACAAAAGGCGGCTACGGAACGTAACAAAGCAAAAACCTTACAATGGGTTGAAAGCGGACAACATTAAGGCGGTGAAGATATGGCTACTATGGGAACTACCATTGATACCTTACAGGTCAATATAACAGCCAATGCGCAAACAGCTACTAATGCGCTGAAATCATTAGCAACGGCTTTAAATAGGGTTAAGACCGCCTTAACAGGCATGAAAGACGGTGCTACTGTAAGTAGCCATTTATCTTCAAGCCTTAATGAAATGAACGGTGCGCTTAACAATATCAACACAGGCAGTATTAAGAAACTACAAAAACTTGCTACTGCTCTTGATACTTACACAAGCGCAGTAAAGAATCTAAAGTCAACAAGGGGCGGAATTACCGCAAGTATCAGGGATGCGGAAAGAGCATTAGGCATAAAGAGCGGAAGCGCACGTTCAAAGGGTGGTAGAAGCAAAGTTAAAGACG